CCTTACTGGATACTTATACTGATCAACTTGATAACCATCATAATGATATCTATCTTCATATAAATTAATAATTGGATTTGAGACTGTATGTGCGCTTGGATTATTTCCATAATCATATTTATAATTTATATATCTAAAATTAAAATAACCTTGTTGAGTCGCCACTGGGGTATCGTTCCAGAATATAGATCTTGCTTCTGGAGGAACAATTCTTGTCGGATCTAAAAAAGCAAATTGAGAGGCGTTTGATGTACTATATGAAACAAACTGAGCGCTAGTATAACCTATATCATTTGGATTTTTTCCAGAAATACTATAAAAATATGTTCCACTAACGAGCCCTTCAATTGGTCCTTCGGATATTAAATCAATAATACCTACTGTTTGATTTGTATAAAATGAATTATTCTCTGAGCTAGTGCTTGCAAATTTATATTCTTCTCCAATTCCTACCGTATTTTGTAAACCAAATGTTGATCTTAAATTTGGTGTTCCTGTATTAAATGGTTGCCATGTAAAGCTTGCTCTTGTTCCCATTGGTCCACCATTAACTGTTTCTCTAGTATCCCAGTTCCATCTTGTTCCTTTAGCAGTTCCATCTACGCCAGAATAAAACCATTTATATGGCCAAAGCCCATTACTCCCATATTTAAACGCATCAACTACTCCAGCAAATCCTGTTGGTTGCCAATACCATCCAGTTTGATCTATTAATGGATTTCTTGGTCCTTTAAAACCACTAAAAGAATATGAAAGTTGATCATAAGTATTTAACCCCCACATGTCTCTTCCGCTAAATAATAATGTGTGTCCACCGCCACCATGCTGTGCAGCAAAACTATCTGGAAAATCTGGATTACCCCACACATCACCAAAATTAGATATATAATCTATTCCTTCAAATCCATCTGCAAATAAATTTGACGTGGCCATATTATACCGTATTTAAATAACTAGAATACTGACTAGTTAGCATCATGTCTTCATTGTAATAGAATTGTTTTCCATATATTGTATCTTGAGTAAAAGTCATGCTTTCTCTATTTGTATCAGTTTGTCTTAAATTTGCTACATAAACATTTTCATAGTAAACATTAACTGCAACGCTACCAACCATTAGTGTTCCATATCCTACTGGTACTGGGCCGCCTTCTCCTACGGTATTAACTGGTCCATTGAAAAGATACGATTGAGGCCCTCCACCTTGGCCAATTGCGCCTTGATTTTGAGTAGTTGCTTGTTGAGCATTAAATGGCAGCAAAGGGGGCGGCTTAGCTAACAAACTTGTTACCCCAGCCGCAATAAGAGCAAGCCCAGCTAAAGCTACGAATGGTGCCATTGGCCCAGCAAAAAAAGATGCAGCTAAAAGCGCAGCTCCAACAAAGATAGTAATAATTCTCATAAAACCACCACCACCGCCTGATCCAGCAATGACTGGAATTATATCTATAGATTCTAATTTATTTCCAAAATTAGCATAAATTTCTGTCTCTTTTACATTTTCAAGATTTGGTTGATTTGCAAAATCTAATGGTTTTTTATTAATTAAAATTGCATACTCTAAATGATTTTGATTTTTACTTAAAATCCATTTTCTAAATTTTCCACTATTAGCTTCAATAGCCCTTAATGCCTCGCTAACGCTTGAGACTTCAAGATCCCACTTTTCCCCTATTTCTTTGCCTAATCTACCATGTAAATTAACTTTTACCATTTTAACTCCTTCTAAGGACTGCCACCGTATTCCTTTTATAAAAATTACAGTAATTATCTATCTTAGAGAAACTATTCATAGGATGATGAAGTATCTTGTCTTCCCCTAGATATATAGCAAAATGACTTCCATATTTAAATCCATTAATAAGTAAAAGGTCGTTTTCTATTAAATTATTTTGATCTTCTATTTTAATTAAATTATTTTTTGAATAAAATTTATAAACCTCATCTAATATATTTATATTTTCTAATACTTGATTTTGAATGATATTTTGGTCATAATTTAAATCTATTTTTAATTCATTTTTAAAAAAATCTTTTATAAGCGTAAAGCAATCATATTTTCTATATTCAAAATATCTACCAACGTATTTGTAAAGAAAATTATCAGATTCGTATATTTTAAATTTATCAGTTTTTAGATGATACATTAAATAGTTTAATACCATTTCATCAGAATATAATTTGTCTATATCACTAAAATTTTCATTATCATTAGTATGGCTATGATAAACATATAGTATATTATACTGATCTTTTGTATTTAAATAATCATCAACTTTAATTTGAAAGTCTTGTTCTTTATCTGTTGCTACGTTGTCGCATTTTATACAATCAATTTTACCATTTTTTTCTACTATAAATCCACAACATTCATTTGGAAATGAATCTTTTGCGTGATTTTTAATAAAATTTTTAATTCTAGTATTCATTATTTTGTTTGATCCACTCCAGGAAATCCTCCATATGGGAGAAATCCATTAAGATATTCTCCAGTATAATCTTTAGGAAGACCATGAGCATAATAACTAGAAGGATCGTGGCAATCACATCTTCTTGGCCATAGTTCTGGATCTAAATTGTACCAAGTTGGAATTAAAGCGTTTCTAAAATCTAAACCATATCCAGTTAAAGTTGGAATACCAAAGTAAAAAAGTGCAGATGCATTTTGATCAAAAAATGAAGAATCAAAAGCGTAATTTACTCCGATTCCACCAGGATAGCTTGAATGTAAAGTTCCATTTCTATAAAACTTAGCTAGACCATCTGTATCTATCATAATTCTTAATGTAGTATTTGTGTCATATGTTCCCGCATTGGCTACGGACTGCGCCCCACTCCTATAAATTTCAAGAGTTCCTTGATTGCAGTACCAAGCGAAATCAATGCTCGTAAAATTTGGATCAAGCGTTGGATCTTTATTAATTCCAAACATAAATCTATTTGTCGCATGTTGAGGAACAGCTTCCGCATATCCTTGATTTGCTGCAGCTAATCCACCAGCAGTGTATACTTGTTGATCCCAAGCTGCTGTAGCTGCAGTTTTTGTAAATAAGCTGTATGCTCCACCTACATTTCTAAGGCTTGTACCGCTACTCATACCAGCGCTAAAACTAAATGCATATGCTGAACTTAATCCTTGTAAATATTGAAAATTAAAAACTGATCCAGTTATCTTATATCTCATATTAAAAGTTTCAGCATTCCAACCGCCCCTTGTCATTGGCCAAAAAACTGGTCTAAAATATGGATTCTTCAACCATCTTAATCTACAAGCATAAGCTGTTTTGCTGCAAGAATCTGATCCCCAGAAATTTCTATTTGGTGGGGAATTAAATACTGTTCCTGTATGCCCAGTTAAAGAAACGTAGTAATACTTAATCCCATTTTTTTCTAAAAAAGTGAAATCTCCCCTTTGATAAGCAAGTCCAGTGTTCCATAATCCTTGATCTCCGACTCTATATTGTCCACTAAAATTTAATTCTGAAATTTGTGTTCCAGCTGTTGTATTTGTGGATATTAATCTCCATCCTGTATGCATTCCTCTTGATGGAAATGTTATATGATGTGTTCCCGCGGCTTGACCATTTAAATTCCATGTCAAATCAAATCCGCTTACGTCTCTTACAGTCATCCAAGATCCACCTGCTGGAGAAAATTGAATTTGATAATTATTTGTGATAGTATTATTTGCCGTTAATCTAATTTTTGTTACTTCTGCTTCTCCACTTAAAGCTAATTGAACAATGCTCTGAGCCGCAAGTTGAGTTATTGCTACTGAAGCTGCGCTACCGTCGTTAAGCGCAGTTGCACATTGAGTTGCTGTACCAGCATTTAATGTATAATTAGTAAAAGTCCATTGATTTGTGTTTCCATAATTACCTGCGCCAACTAATTTATAATTTATTCCACTAAATCTTGCAGCATCTGCTGTTCCACTTAAAATTGTTTTTAAAAATAATTCATCATTATCCGTAGCAACTGGAGGAGCTTCTAATGGAAGGGTTATACGAACTTCTGGATTAGTAACTTGACCATATACTCCACTATGTATATAAGTTTTTCTTGAATTGTATTCATATAAACATCCTTCTCCTCTGTATTGAAATGGACATTTATTAGCTAATACTGTTCTTGATGGTAAAGTTAAATTTTCAACATCTAAAATTGAAGCTAAAGAATATTCTATTTTGTATTTATTTTCTGTTACTTTTCTTTCTACATAATAAATATCTCTAGGTAATTCTATTTCATAAATACTTGGATCATTTGTATATGGATTATATCCTCCAGAAAAATTTGAACCATGCAAATATTTTAAAAAACTTTTTATTCTAGTAAATTTAGAACCAACAATATCGCCTAATGATTGGACCTGCATTCTAATATATTTATAAAATGAATTATTCGATGTATCTGGCGAAGTATTTGCTACGGTTATCATCGGTGTTGCTAATGTTCCAGCTGAATTCAAGTTGAAACCTTCTGCCATTATTGGAAAAGGATAATAAAGATTTCCTTGCCAAGAAACTGTACCATATCTATAGTTATTATCTGTAAGATTAAATAAATTATAATCATTATAAATTCTTAAAGTTCCACTAGAAAGTGGTTGGCCGCTTTGATTAAAATTACTAATTTGAGGATAAATTTCTTTTAAATCTAATTCATATAAATGAATTGGCGTACTTGGTTGAATACTAGATATTTCAGTATTTAATGATCTTGTTCCACTTACTATTTGATTATAAATGTCAGAGCTTGTAGGCATTTTAGGCTGCAACCTCTTCTATTTTTACTTTAATGCTATAGTTATTATATGAATTATATGATACGTTCCAACTTGGAGCAACAAATCTAGTATTGAAATTAGTTTTACTATAAATTGTTGGAACATTATAAATAAATGATTGTTGCCCATTTCTTTGATCTAAAAAATGAACCATAGATACGGTTTCATTTTCTAATCTATTATCGAAAATTGCATCAAATTTAATTAACTCAGAATTAATTCCGTTATTAATTCTTTGTTGATATCCATTTCCAAATTGAATTTTTATGATATTTGGTTCGGAATTAACATTACTTGTATAAGATGGTTTCCAAAAGAAATTTGGGACTAAAACGCTATTAATAGTTATATATCCGTCCCATTTATTTTGAAGAAATGACGTATTCGTGGGATTAGAAGCGCTATTGCTAGT